AATGCTTTTATCGCCAATGGTGTAAAGGAAGGGTAAGATTTGTATAAGGGACAGATCAAGAACGTCCTGTAATTCGTTCAACCATGCCCGTTCTTTTTTTGTTAAAGTTGCCATATCACTCTCCTTTGATGCGAATGTTTACAGCCTGACAAGCCTCTTCGAGAACCCAGTCAACAGCGTCTTTCCATGCTCCGGTTTCGACTGGCGGATTTTCACGCTTAACCTGTTCATAGAAGCGCACTGCTTTAATCAATCCTTCTGGTATCAGTGGCACAGGCGGGGGAGTGAATAACGCCTGAATTTCATAGCTCGGCCTGTCGTTGCAATCCTCTTTTGTCGGTACATATTTCCAGTCACCAACCCACGGCTCCCCCTGAGAGTCCGTAACGCCTTTTTTCACGTAGCGATATCGCCACGCGACTGGCTCTGCTTCCAACGATGCCAGTGCGATACGAAACACATTGGCAAGCAGACTGCTTGAAGATTGGTTATCGTGCGCCGGGTCGCTCAGGAAGCCTGTGATGAATGATTTAATCTCCGCACGTTCTTTGGTAATAGTGGTCATTTATTAATCCTCAAAACTTTATGCCCGGGCGCAAAAGCACGCGTTTTGTCTTTGCTTATTCGCCAGCCATCCTTGCGCGCCTCTTTTGCACAGCCTGCCCATGACGTACCGATATACTCACCGAAGTCTGGCGACTGATATTTACCATTTGTACACTGACGACAATCACAGTAGAGATGCATGGTGTAACTTGCGGCAACAGCCATATCACTCTCCTTTAGTACGCAAGTGGTTTTTCCAGCGGTTTTGCGCCGCGCTGCGCTTATCTTTGACTCCCTCTCTGGCAATTCCAGAAAATGAAAACAACACCACACGGCGATTGCTAACTCTCAACCACTGGCTGGGGTAGCAAAGTCTGTATACACGGGAAATAAGCATCTTTGCTTTACGGTTTTTCATCGTTTGCCCCCTGCTTTTCTGCCCTTAACACCATGCGAGAACCATCATCCAGCTCCCAATTGATTTCACCGCCTTCTGCCATGACAAGATGCCAAACGAGTTGTGCGGCCTCGTTGGTTACATCACAACCGCGATCATTGCCTACACGGCGTTTTGTTCCGTCACCTAAATCGCGCATTTTGGCCAACACGATGGTTTTTGATAGCGGTGAAAAACCAAGCTGTAGCCGTGCGGAATTACTCACTGGTTGCCCCCTGAATACGTTTAAACTCAATTACCCATACCCACGGGTTAGATAGCCAGTTCTCTTGCCCGTAAATACCGCGCCAGATATCACCAAAGCCAACGCGATAAACAGCTTCCGGCGGTGTAATCTTGTACGTCGCCGGAGATGCGCCTTCCGCTTTAGCATCTGCCTCGCTCATGTCATGCAGCCGTTCCACACGCACGTCGGTAATTTCCAGCAAAATACGTGAAGCCCAGCGCGGCATGTGAATCGACGGGGTCCAGCCCTCAGCTGGCTTGCTACTATCTGAGTAATCAGCCTTGTAATCACACAGTTCAGAAGCCAGAGAGACACCATCTTTGATTTCCTGAATGACATCGTTATCCAGCCAAAAAGCGTTGAATGTTTCACGGACCCATATGCGATCACCAACGTTACCGAACGGGCATAAACCATGTTCCGGTGCATCCATAACGTGGGTATAGACACCATTGCGTTTCTTTGTCGGTTTACGGATAACCAGGCAGTTATCGGCCCTGACATTTTTTACAGGTCGACGAGTCTGCGTCTTCCTGCCTTCGAGGATGGCCCTGACCATCGCATCATTAAAAATCATGCCGCGCTCTTTCATCTTGCTCACTTCAACTCCTCCCGACGACGTTCCTGAAGCTCTAGCATTGCGGCTCGGAAATCCTGCCACCATTCCTCATCGGCTACTGGGGTGTTCCGCTCCAGCACCTTGTCCGCATCGGCGATCAGGTTTGCCAGACTCTTGTCTGAAATCTTCGTTACCGGAGTCGTTGGTTGCTCAACCTGCCCGATAGGTTTTATCGTGCTCAAAAGGAGGCGACGGCGGGAAAGTGGTGCCCCACAACGACGGCCATCTTCCTTGCGATATGTTTCTTTCGGACCAACACACCAGGTTGTCGGCGTCTCGCGCAACTTCACTTTTTTCTCACCATCATTGGTAATGATTATTCCGGTATGTGTTTTGATGCTCATGCCACAGCCCCTCTCAACGGCTTAACTTTGGCTAATAAGGTGTTAAACAACATGGAGTTAGGATTCATGCCAAATGGCAATTCCGGTTTAGCGGAGTAGTACAGGCAACCATTTATTTTCCTGGTTGTTATCTGTCCTTCGGCAACCATGCTTCTCAGTCTGCAACGCATAGAGTTCTGCGACACACCAATGTGCTCCGCGATTACGTCCACTTTTGAACATGGGTGATCGGTCAGGAAATTAATCACATCTTGGGGGTTAATAATTTTGCGTTTCATTGTCGAGGCGTCCTTATACATTTATATAAATATATAATTCTATATACGGCGGGAGACATCCCGCCGTAGGCTTACTGTCAGGCTTTCAATAGCGATTCTTTCAGATATCGGGCATCAGCCAGGGCGTTTGGCGTAATCTTGCGAACCCATGCATTACGGGTTGGACTCCACTTAAAGGCGCGTGATTTAAGCAGCGAACGAATGTTTGCCTCTGGTTTGCCAGGGAAATAAAACAGGATGCGGTTATCCTCTGGATCTATCTCCATAGAAAAGCCGTCGTATTCTTCGCGCTGTGCTCCTGTTACAGACTTGACCGATTCAAGCTCCTTAATACGGCTCTGTAGTCGTTTGATTTCGGCGTTATTGTTGCTCAGTGCGTATGAAGGGAATCCGATGCGCCCACAGAAATCTCCGGCCAGTAACTCTTTGGCTTCGCTTTCTGTAAACCTGAGATCGATTAATGCAGAAAGCTGCTGTATTTGGTCTTTTTTGTATTTGCGAATGGCCTTATTTGCGGCCTTCATTTTGACGTGTGACTTCATGCAGCCTTGCAGCTTACGAAGCAACTTAAATAGCGCATCAGGATCATCAGACGAAATTCCATTACGACCAACACCTGCGGCTTTGCTCTCGTAGTGTGATGCTTTACTTTCGCATTCAACAAACGCTTTTCTGAATAACGCATCAGCTTTAGACAAACGGCGGCGATGGCCTTTCGCGCTATAATGGTCAACTAAAATCGGCTGGCCTAACGGGATCACATCCAACAGGTCATGCGCTCGCTTATGCGCTACCGCACCTTCTTTTCTGGCTTTTTCTGCACGAGCAATATATCGGGCAAGACGCGCGTTCTGGCGTTCCTGATAGGTGTTTACGTAATCATCTCCGCGCTGCTGCTGTTCAAGCCATGCTTTGCGCAGATCTTCTGTTACGTCCACCAGCTCCGCAGGGATACAACCAGTTTGGGCTTCATAAGAGTAACCATCCTCATAGATACGCCCATCGTCTTCAACAAAGAAAAAGGTTTCGTGCTCATCGCTTTTGACCATACGACCATTAACATGGCGTAATAGGTAGCCAGTATCAGTGCTTAACAGGCTGTTAGGGTTGTTGATCCAGTCAGAAATAATTACTTGTTTATTCATCAGATTTCTCCGGTTTAACCAGGGCGGGTATCGCTCGGTTTCGGGTATAACCATAGGAAATTTTTTCCCACCTGTAAAGCACTTTTTATATAAATCTATAATTATATAATTATAGATTTTCGATGTTCCCGCTGTCTACACACCATCAAAACAGCTCAAAATGACACTTTTACTCTCTTCGCTTTTTCAAATAGTCGACAACATACGCCCTGGCTTTTGCCAGCTTCCGGCGATACTGTCTGAGGCTAAGAGAAAGGGCGTGGGCTTTATCAATATGCGGTGCATTTATGTCGAGGCCCCGAATCTCCCACGCCCCGTATTCAATTCGGACAACCAGCGCCGCAGTCTCATCAACTACCGTGAGGGCCGTCACCGCTCCCTCTATACTGGTTTCCAGTGAGTCATTTGGTGCGCCGCCCCCTCCGGTAAACTGGCAGCGCGTAACCATCATCATTTCTAACATCGACGCGAAACCGCTACGGGCGTTGCAGCCATTGCGCACCCACAGCGCCCATAGCTCAAACAAGCTATCCAGATCGCGTCTCACTGTTCAGATCTCCCGTATCGTGACGGGATAAAGCGCCTCTACCTGCTTTTTCTTCATGATGTAGACGTCTGTTCGCACACCTTTAGTGTCGACACAATCAATCGTCCCATCGTCATAAAACACCATGAAATCAAGTTTATAAACGACACCACCTGGCAGATGAAAAGGCACCTGCATAAGAAACGTCACAACGCGGCCAGCTTTTCTCAGTAGCTTCAGTTCGCAGTAGTAATCAGCCTCTTTTTTGCTATCAAAAGCGATATCATCGACAACCGTTTTTTTATTGCCGTATTTGCTTTTCCTGGTCGCTGGTTTGCGAAAGCCGGTATATCTCATTTGGTATCCCCTGGTACTTCACCAAGACTAAGATCAAACCCAATTTCGTCTTTAACTGACTGCGGCAACAGCTCCCACGTCTGCGCACACAAAAATTCATCTGTGCCATAACGCTCAACAAAGCGAGCACAATTACTCAGGGGAGGGTGACGAACGGCAATATGCGGAGGCACACGCCCACCACCAGGCACAACACCGCGATGATGTGGTGCGCACAACCCAAAGCTATGGAAGTGGCAATTCTCATCAACGCTGCCGTAATCAGGATCGTGATGTAGCTCCGTCCACAGCTCTGGATTCTCAATTTCACGGCCATCAATAATGCAAGCTATGCAACCCACGTGAGTGAGCACCGCTTGTATATAAAGTTTCTCTTTCTTCGTTGGTGTACGTCCGTTCATCAGCGCCCCTTACCATTGATAAAGAGGTTGAACTCGTTGATTAACTGGACATACATGCTTCTGGCCGCGTAGTTCTTTGCCAGCTCTTTACGGGATGAGATCCCGCAAAACTCACGCAGAATCACAGAGGCCTCAGAACTGTTTGAAACGTTCTTCCCTGTTTTACTGGTCAGAAAGCGCCAGAATTGGGGATTCTGGCAATGCATCGCAGCACCGCGAACATAACTACTCATTGATGGCCCCCGTCATTTCTGGTGCTTTTCACCGTGCGGCTTCTTAAAAACCTGCCATCACGAACAACAGACACTTCTCGTTTACCCAACCTCATTTCACGGCGGTAACATTCAGAAAATGCCTCGTCCGGCATCATATAAATGCGACGCTTCGCCTCCGTATCCAGAAGGGAACGGCTTGGGGTTACATATAAGAACGACTCATCAATAGGGACAAAACCACGAGCAAGAATTGCTGGCAGAATACCAGGAAGAACGCAGAAAACAGCTCCACGATGCAGCAACATCTGGTACTCCATGACCTCCGTAATCCCCGTAACGACTGTTACGGTGTCACGTCTGTTACGGCTGGCAACCAGTCGCTGCACACCTCCAATTTTCTGCTCTACAGATAGACGTTTGCTATCGTTATCAATATGATCGATAACAAATCCTTTAATCGTTTGATCAAGGTAGTGCACCACCTGCGATTGAATCTGGTGATTATCACCAAAGAAGGCCAGAATCATCATTCCTCAAGCCTCCCAAGTGCTGAACGCCGGGCGTTGCTAATCTCCTTATGAATCAGCTCGATATCGCTGGAATCTTTATTCTTAAGCTCCAGCACGGTAATCGCATCACGAACCTCTGAAACGGTTACGTGTGAGTGTTTCCAGCGAGCAATGAATCGCGGACCGCGTAGATTGCAACGCTCCGCAGGCATCCCCAGCTCAGAGAAAACCGCTTTCAGCCTTGATAAGCAGTTAACAGGGAGATTCCCTTTGATCTTGTTCTGCCGAACCGATGTGCCATCGCTACGCTGGCGCTGACGTTCGGCAAAATCTGCCGCCCATTGCTGGACGTTAATCCGGCCTTCCGAATACGCCACCAGCAGCGTCAGGTTATCCGCACGAGGGAATCTCTCGAAGCGATACCAGGCACCAATCAGTGATGACGTAAAGCCAAACTTTCTGGCAACACCAATTTGGCCTCCATTTTCGTCAACCCACTCCTGAAAGGTCATTTAACGAACTCCAGTTAAACCACGATATGTGGTATTAAAACCACATATCGTGAGTTTTTCAATGGGCGAAACAAAAAATAACCTTCTATTTGTGGTCCACCTCTCGTCTTACCATGTGAAAACCACTAAATGTGGTAATGTATAAATAACCCACCATTCACGATTGATGAGACATGAAAAGCAACGACGAGAACATCAAGAAAGAAATAGGTCTGCGCATTCAGACTCTACGGAAACAATCCGGCATGACTGCCGGAGATCTCCAGCAAGTCACTGGAATAGGCTTAAGCACCTTGCAGAACTATGAGGCCGGATTAAGACAACCATCTATACCTGCCATCAAGAAAATCGCGCACGCCCTGAAAGCATCAGCGCCTTATATCGCGTGCTTAACAGATAACCCGTTCCCACCCCAGAATACTAACGCTCCTGTTATTCCTGGGCTTGTAGCTATAAAAAATGACATAGCATCGCACGCCGGAGAAAAGCCAGTGCTGGCGATAGAACAGGAGATTCTACGAAGCAAGAACATCAACCCATCGTCTCTGTCAGTTCTCCAGAGCAACGATGAGTTAATGTCACCAACAATATCCCCTGGCTCCCAAGTCCTGATTAATACAGACGATACAGAGATTCATGAGGGGATCTATGCCCTTGAAGACAGAAATGGCCTGGTTGTTTTGAGGCACTGTAGAGTCATACCGGGTGACAATGCTGTTATGCTGTCAACCGAAAGGGATGCTGAAATGAACACTAAGCATCTGAATAACGAGGAATTTAAGCGTTATAAAGTTCTTGGCCGCGTAGTTAGTGTTGTCAACTGGTTATGATACACAGCACGGCGAAAGCCGTGCATTTCTACGCTCAAAAAAACCACATTTTGTGGTTTTGACAACATGTAAAAGTATAAAAGAGGCTACGCATGGAATTACATACAGCCAATAAAAACGAAACTCTGATCACTGCTGGAATCGAAATCCAAGCGTTGAACATAGCGATTGAGTGTATGTTATGCCAAATCATTGATAATGAGAAAGATATCGACTGGATAGAATCTATCCTTCATCTGGCATCAGAACAAAAAGTCTGCCTCAAAACGGCCTTACAATACGATGTGCCAGCGATATCGAAGCTGTGCCAGCCATTGATGGCATATAACAGGGCTATTATTTCTGTATGCCTCATGATTCTTGATGAAAACACCCCTCTTAGCGACCGCTCAGAAGCTGCTCTCACCCTCTCACGTAAACAGCGACAGCTAGCAAATCAACTGATATCAACGATAGCTGACCTCTGACTGAAAGCGGGCTAACGCCCGCTTACATGATTATAGATTTATATAATTATATAAAACGCTTTTCATCCGCCAAAAAGTTGGTTATGCTTACCTCGTTCTATAAATATAGATTTATAGAATTATATAACCAAACACATGGAGTCTCGACAAATGACTATCTCTGTAGGTATTTTCAACGGAAAAGGCGGCGTAACCAAATCAACAATTGCCCGTGCTTTAGCAGTTGCTTATGCAAAGGCCGGCTGGAATGTATGCCTGATCGATATGGATGTGCTTAACGGAACGGTAACGCGTTGGGTACAACGCAGAATGGCCAACAATATCGAACCTGCAATCGCGGCGCAGCCGTGCGGCACGCCATCACAAGTCCAGAAAATCATCGAATCAGAAGTATACGACCTGGTTATCGTCGATGGCGGTGCCTACGCATCTGAATCAGTACCGAAGCTCTCTGAATTTCTGGATATGGTTATTTTGCCAACCAGATTCTCTACCGATGACCTAGAAACCACCGTTAACACAGCTCACGGCATCGTTAAAAAGGGTGTGCCAATCAAGAAAATTTGCATGGTGTTCTCAGGCGCGGCTGAAAACGAAGCCGACTACATTGAAGCCCAAGAGTACCTGGCTAATACGCCATACTTTGTTGTCGATAAGTACATTCCCCACAAGCCAGCTCTGAGCAAAGCTCAGGATAAGGGCTTAAGCCTCATTGAATGCTCATACGTTGCGCCACGCAAAAAGGCAGACGACGTTATTCAGGGGATTATCAACCAGCTTGAGGCTCTGACTACTGCCGCGTAATATATAATTATAGTTTTATAGATTTATAGATTTATATAAGAGGGGATACACATGGCCGGACCATCAAAACCACCAAAGAAGAACAGCAAAGGCGTACCGCCATCGATCGAACAACCGCAGGTTTTCGACCCGACTGAAACGCCAACCAGAACCAAATCAGGTGGGGCACAAATGGCGTTTAACGTCGACCCTGAATTTAAACGCGAGTACAAAACGTTCGCCAGCTCAATGGATATGTCATTGAAAGAAGTGCTGACAAAATCTTTTGAGTTACTCAAGGCTCAATACAACCAGAAGTAAGAGAAGGTGACGGCCTCCAGCGCCAACTGTTGGCCGTCGCGACACAACAAGGGGAATTTGTTATGTCCGAGCAACAATATACACGGTTACTGAAAACTCGTCTAACCGACCTCAAACGGCTGCAAGCTGGTCGCTTATTTGCCCTGCTATCCACCAGGCCAGAATGGGTACGTGAAGCAGTTCTGAAAGGCTTAAGCGCTCCAGCGTTTAAATTCAACCATAAAAAAGGCCCCCGAAGGGGCCTAATCGCTACTTGCTGCTAATGTTTATCGTCACATTCAGAGCGTTATCAGTAATCTTCCAACCCTCCCCATGTGGCGTAAACAAAGCCCCAGTAACAACGATAAAAATACACATACAGTATTTTTTCATTGTATGGCCCTTACAGGCCGTTTCACGGCATCCCCACCGACGAAAACAACGCGAGAGCAAGCACGGCTGCTTGTGCTTGCATGTACGGCAACGGAGAATCCTCCCCTAAAGTCGGTGCCCGGGTGCGAATCGGCGGGAAGGTCCACAGGTATTTTACGATTATTTTAAGATTAGTAATAGGAAAGAAATTAAACGAAAAAACTCGTTTATTTTCACAAAATCAGTAACCTACCCACAATCTGTGAGTTTGCAGGCACAACAAGAACCACAATTTTTTGAAGCATAATAGTGGACTATTATTACCTTTTGGGTAAAATTAACTTGCTGCTTGTGCTTGCGTGGTTGTTTATACAACGACGTTATGCTGAAAGGACCGCGAATCCGATCAGCACGAAAGAACCGTCCTCAATAGGGCGGTTTTTTTGTTTCTGCCTACCAATAAACCCACGCTATGTGGTTGTCTCTGTTAAAATCCCGCCGTATTGACATGAATGCGCCATTGGTGGACACTTTCCGAGCCGTAGCAAAATCTACGGTCGGGATTGGAACCCCGTAGACACAATGGCGCATACCGCGTTAGCGGTTTTTTTATGCGTAAAGCACTGCTACACCCAAATTATGGTGGGGCGTGCGGGGGAGTCGTAAGACTCGCCGGTTCGTCATTGTGTCCGGTAGTTCCAACCCTGCACGTCTCACCACCCAATGATTGGAACCTGACGGTGGTGAGTATCCTTAACCTTTAAGGGAATCATCACAATGACAAACCTACCCCATGACTATTACGTCAACCTCGTAAAGATCCTTCTCAAGAAAGCCTCATACGCCGATAAATTCCGCCTGGCTGAAATCATCGAGCGCGAAGCTATGCGCATCGCCAGCAACGATAACGCTGTTTCTGACGCAAAAATCTCCCTCGTAACCAAAGTAGTTATGGGAGGTGCAAAATGAAAACGCTTCCGACCGTTAACACCCTACAGCCTATCCTGCATAACCAGATCCCCGTTATCACTACTGAACTACTGGCAAAGCTATACGGCACAGACGTTGATAACATCAAAAAAAATTACTCACGTAACGCAAACCGCTTTATTGAAGGAAAGCATTTTTTCAAAGTGGCTGGCGATGAGTTAAAAACTTTGCGAGTGACTTTAAGTCACTCACAAAATTTGCGGGTTACTTTAAGTAACTCACAAAATGTGCAACCATCTTTAAGAGGGTTACAAATTTCCCCGAAAGCCCGCTCCCTCATTCTCTGGACAGAACGCGGGGCTGCACGTCACGCCAAAATGCTTGAAACCGATCAGGCTTGGGATGTGTTCGAACGGCTGGAAGACTGCTATTTCAGCCAGAACACACAAACGGCCGCGACCGTAACCGTCTCGCCAAACAATGCTCGTGAGGTTGTCGATACGCTCAACGCCAAACCGATGTTTTACATTAAGGTGTGCAACAACGAGCCACTCACAACCTCAGCCGATGTTGCCCAGGCATTCAGCACCACAAACAATTCCATCGTTATGGCCATCGATGCGTTACGCATTCCTCGCACAGCTGCGGCACGTCATTTCTTTAAAGAGCAACGACCGCTGGAAGGAAGCGACCGCGAAATAACAATCTATCGCATGACAAAAGACGGATTTACCTTGCTCATGGAAAGTATCGACGGTCCAGGCGTGAAAGATATCAAGCTGGCCTACATTGAAGCCTTTAACGCTATCAGCAGCGTGTTAAAAACACAGTACGAGCGTGATCTGGCTAAACGACTGTACCAGGAAAAAACGATTATCCGCGCGGCAACAGAGCATAATCGGCTATTAACGGAACCGAACTACAGGAAGGAACTAATCAAGGAGTTTGACAAGGCAACAGGGAAAACCAAAGCGGCGCTAAATCTGTCAGCAATGACTCAGGAAAATGTGATATCAGCCTTACTTCTTGATCTGCTCAGAAACGCCAGAGCACTTATCAGCTTTGACGAAAACCTGAATCCTCAGCTCAAGCTACTACCACCGACAGGCAAAGTAGTCGACCAAGCAGATCACAACAGCATACTCAGCGTACTGGATGCAAACCTGCCAGCCAGGACACTACAGGATCTGATAAAAACATGTGCTGATAAGCTGGCACAGAAGAGCCTGTCTCTTATACCCCTCT